GGCTATAACTTGCCTGACGGGTCAAGTCATGGTTGTTGTCGTTGTAGTCAAACATCGTTACGGCGGAGTACTTTGTCCCCGAAAGAACAGGCTTAGCCGCGTGAGCATATATGTATGTAGATGGGAATAAAACAATGTCCCCATAATCTGGTTTAAATGTTAAATCAAGATACGGGAACCATAATTCTCCACCTTCATAGTCATCGTTCAAATACATGCACGATGATGTCGTGCAAGTGTAAGAAAAACCATGGTCGGTGTGGACTTGGAAGTGCTGATTCGTGCCATAGCGAATGTAGTTAATGGCTTCCATGTAACCAAGGTGAATGTTGTAGCGCTTTTCGTAATCCTCAACGCACTCTTTGAGTGGGGTTTTGGTGTCATTGTAGATGTTGACAAGTTCAGAAAATTGTGGTGGGCAATTCTGTATGTGCATTTCACCCATCTTGCAATCAACGCAATCTCTGTATTCAGGCATCTTTTGGTTATAACCAACCAACGCCTCCATCCACATGTACGGTGCAGATTTGCTATCCCCGATTGTTTCTTCCAACCGCTCGGGAAGGCGTAGGGATTTAGGGAGTTCGTTCTTGTATAGAAGAATTCCGAATTTTGGGTCACCTAAAAATAGAGGGTTTTTCATGCTTCCGAGTCTAGTTGCCAAAGTTGCTGTCTTGTGTACCGCGCCCCTGATGCAACTGGTTTTATTTCATGAATCATGTCTTCGTTATTGATGTCTGTTGTCAGGTAAAGGGAATTCGCTCTAGGTTGCAGTTTTGTACCATAGTACGGGAAAAAATTTTCTCCACCAACAAAATCGTCGTTTATATAGTATGTACTTGAAAAGTAGGATATATTTTTATAGTCAGTTATTTCGTCCTCTTTAAAAGTGTCAGTATGTAAACGAAGACCGCAACCGTCGGAAAATTTAAGCAGAAAAGGGGCATACACACCTTTGACTGAAAGACCAAACAGTTCCTTAATCGTGTTTTGCACCTGCTTATCAATCTTGTCAATTGCCTGCAAAATTTCAATATCTGAAGGATAATTCCTTAGATATAGCCAACTAGAAGGTTCGGGCAAATAATCCGAATCAGATATTTTCCCATCAACAGCAACATAGGGTCTAAGGTAAACCAATTCAGGTTTTTTTGAATGACTGATCAACTCAAACCGTGTTTCATAAAAAGAGTCTTTTAATTCGGAAAATTCGCGATCATTACTAACATATTCAAGAATGGTTTGATGACTTGCCTCATCAAGGAATTCCTTGAATAATGAGAACGCTGGAAGTGTTTTAGGCGTTGTCATCGTTTTTTAATATCCAAAAGTGTTGTCTCACAAATCTTTTTCCCGAAGCAACAGGGAGAACCTCGTGAGCCATATCTTCGTCCCATGGGGTGGAGTTTAGGATTAGCGAATTTGCGCGAGGCTTATAGGAAAAACCCAAATAAGGGGTATAGTTTTCTCCACCAACATAATCATCGTTTATATAGTAAACAGAAGAGAAATGGCAGATTGATTCTTTGTACTTTCTATCTCCATCAAAATCGTAGCCATCGCAATGCAGGCGGATTGATCTCCCCTGATCTATCTTTGTGAACATAGGTGGGAATGTGCACTCTACCCTCTGCCCGTACACATCGTATATTTGTTTTTCAACCGCAATGTCAATTTGTTTTATTATGTCAAGAATCTCCTGATTCTCTGTGGTGTGCAGAACCATGCACCAATCCACTTTATTCTGCAAACCCTCGGGGAACGGTTCATCTACCTCTGAGGCAGTTAACTTTTCAAAATACTCATCGTCCAATATGACGGTTCTCAGGTACTTCAAAGAATCGTCTTTACTGTGTTTCACTAACTTGTAGCGAACTGGCGAGTTTGTTTTAGGCGAAGGTTCGTCCGATTGACCCCACCAAAATAGCGAGTCGTTGTTGCTGAAATAATCAAGAAGTTTTTTATGATCATCTTCAGGTATAAAATCTTTATATATCGCAATTACAGGATATTTATCCCTTGGTGGGGGAATGCCAAAATCATCTGGCTTGATCATGATCAGACAACCGTATAAAACGCTGGTGTGGTGTAACGCTCACCACTCGTAACCGGCTTTACTCCATGCATGTAGTAGAAGTCTCCCGGGTGCAGAACAGCCAAACCGGGTTTGGGTTTGATAATAATGTCATGCTCTGGATAGTAAAGTTCGCCACCCTCAAAGTCATCGTTGTAATAAAAAAGTGAATTAATGTCGTAATCAGGGAAGGGGTTTGGTGATCCATCGTTCAACTGTTTGTCCGCATGCGGTTGTTGTTCTATCCCCCCAAACCATCTGATTATGCATGGTGGGCGAGTACTCACTTCTACACCAAATATGCCTTCAATAGTTTTTCCCATTTTATCAATGTAGAAATTTATTATTTCAAATATCTGTGGGTTTAATTCTTTGAGAATCGTGCTAGTACATTGACGGTCGTTCCAATACGAGGCGTCATATGTGCAGACACCCTCTTCGTTGAATGTGTCTTCCAATTGGTCGTTATGCCAACGCTTAATGTTTCGCGAAAAATTTATGATCTTTGATACGTCGTCAGGATCAATAAAGTTTTCAATTATGTGGATGTTTTCTGAGCCAGTCCCAAACGCACCGGGTTTTATGTTCCACGGACCTTCACCGAATGATTTGTGCGCCAATTCCACACACAGATCCTAGCAGTACTAGAAGGTTCTGTTACTTAAATCGCGGTGGGAAGAACGGAGGGAAGAAAGGTGGGAAAAACGGTGGGAAGAATGGTGGGAAAAACGGCGGAAAGAATGGTGGGAAAAACGGTGGGAAGAAAGGTGGGAAAAACGGCGGAAAGTATGGCGGGAAGTATGGCGGGAAATACGGTGGGAAGAAAGGAGGGAAAAATGGAGGGAAGTACGGAGGAAAATACGGTGGGAAATAAGGCGGGAAATAAGGCGGTGTTACCGATGCACTCGCTGCTGAAGCAGGACTAACAGGACCACTACTGCTCGTAGCAGTCACAGTAAACGTATAAGCAGTATTTGATGTTAAACCAGTGACAGTCAAAGGTGAAGATGCACCCGTTGCAACATGACCACCGCTTGATCTTACCGTGTAGGAAGAAATAGTACCAGTTTTTCCAAGGTAGGCAGGAGCAGTGAACGGAACAGTAACGGTCTGTGCAGTATTTCCTGCCGTGTCGTTAGCAACATTGTTAACTGTCGGCGTACCGACTGTTGGTGCACTTGGTTGCTTGCCACCAGAATCATTCGCATTGCTGTTCGTTGCCATATTATGCGCTCAAGTCTCCTACGACAACCCATGAATCTGTTGCTCGTTTGATCAGTGTAACATATGACCACTGTGACCGAACTTTAAGACCCGGTGTTCCGTTTACTGTCACACCTGCGCCAGCGGTGATGGTGCACTGACCTGCTCCTGTCTGCAAAACCTGTATTTGGGCTCCGACAGGGAAGGCGACAGATGAGTTTGGTGGCACGGTGACTGTGTTCGCGCTGGCGACATTCATTTCAACAATCTTGTTTTTGTCAGCCAAAACGAGTGTGTAGGAGGCTGTTTGACCGTTTGTTGAGATGTCGGCTAGTTTCCCAAGGTCAATCGCTGCTGTTGTTGAGATGTCGCTATTTGTTACAGAAGTTCCAAGGTTGAGTTTGGAGTAAGCAATCGCAGCCGAGGCGCTGATGTCAGCGTTAACGATCGTTCCGTCTGCGATCATGGCGCTGGTAACTGTTCCAGTGTCACCTGTCGTGATAACAGTTCCTGTTACCGCAGGCAAAGTGATCGTGCCAGAAGCAATAGCGGAAGCCTGCAACGTCGTTGTTCCCGATGTTGAACCAGAGTGGTTGATTCCACCAGCAACAGTAGGAGTCGTGATTGAAGCACCCGTAGGGATCGTTACCGTACCTGTGAAGGTTGGTGAAGCGAGTGGTGCTTTTGTTCCAAGTGACGTGGTGATTGTTGTAGCAAAGTTTGGGTCGTTACCAAGAGCGGTAGCGATTTCATTCAATGTGTCAAGCGTTGAGCCAGCGCTAGAAACAAGCGCGGCAACTTCAGCACGAACAAACGCTGTAGTAGCGATCTGTGTCGTATTTGTCGCTGCTGTCGCTGTAGGCGCTGTAGGCGTTCCTGTGAGCGCAGGAGACGCAAGAGGAGCCTTATCGTTCAACTGTGTCTGAATAGACGATGTAACACCATCAACATAGTTGAGTTCGGTTGCAGAAACCGATGTTGATGCAAGGATGTTGATCTCTGCGGCAGTTGCAGTCACGCCAGTCAAGTCTGTCGGTGCGATAGAAATGTTCGCTGAGCCGTTAAATGACTGTCCAGCAATATTTCGTGCCGTAGCAAGGGTTGTCGCTGTGCTTGCGTTACCTGTCAGCGACGCAGTGATTGTACCAGCACTGAAGTCTCCGCTTGCGTCACGAGCAACAATTGCTGAAGCCGTGTTTGCATTAGTTGCTGTCGTAGCAGAGTTTGATACTTTCAGAGCAGTTGCGATAGTTGCAAGTTTTGTGTCTGCGATCGCGGCTGATGCATTAATGTCACCATCAACGATTGTGCCGTCAGCAATTTTTGCTGAAGTTACTGCTCCGTCAGCAATTTTTCCCGTAGTAACTGCTGAACCAACAATTTCGTTTGTGCCAACAGAATCATCAGCCATCATGGACTGCGAAATCGTGTTTGCAGGAAGCGACACGGTTCCAGTGAAAGTTGGTGAAGCAAGCGGAGCGTATGCGTTAAGATCCGATGTTAGTGCAACGGTTCCTGTTGCATCAGGGAAAGTTACAGTGCGGTCAGCCGTTATGTCTGCGGTTGTAACGAACATTTCATACTCATTCGCTGTTGCGCCTTCAAGGGTGATTCCACCAGTGAGATATACGCTTGCAAACGAAACAGCATCTGTTGTTCCTACTGCTTGACCAATTGAAAGAGTGTGAACAGTTCCTTCGCCAGTTGTTGCTGCGGTTGAGGAAACACCTGTTCCGCCAGTAATGGTTGCAACATAATCACCTGTGGTTTGTGTTCCAAGGGCAATGGTTGCTTCAGCCGATGTGGATGCAGTGACACGACCGTAGGCATCTGTTGTTACAGAGGTCATAAATGTGCTTGTTGCAGAACCACTAGAGTTTGTTCGTGCAACTTCTGCAAGGTCAATGTTGTCAGCGTTTGTAACAATACGACTACTAGAAGCACTGACAACATTTATCGTGTTGTTGGTATTGGACAAACCGCTTCCTACTTCAAACGCATAGCCAGGACCAGTCGTCTGCTGGAAGGTGATGTCATCTGTGCCGATGACATGTGCACCGTTAGTGCCTGAACCATCATTGCTGATAGCGAAAGTCTGAAGGTGGTTGACATCTCCGTTTGATACACCGATAGTTTCGTTGATCGTTATTTGACCAGCGGTAGAACCGTTGAAGTCCAATGCTCGTGTCAAAACATATGTGGCGCTAGCAGAACCTTGGGCTGTGACATTGTACAAACCATTTTGTTTTGCATCTGCTTGGTTTTTTACCAAGATTCTGTCACCAGTGGAAGCATTAACACCGTCAATTACAAGGCGGGCATTAGATGTACCAGTAAGAGTTGCACCAATACCTGTTCCGCCGTCTAAGTCAGTTGTTCCAGCAGAGTATGTAGGTGTCTGTGGAAGCACAGCATGCGTTGCTAGGTCGGCAGGACGGTGCCAGTGCTCTTCACCAAACCGCTCCTCAAGAGTCAACTCAGTAATAATCGGTGAATAAACCGAACCGTCTACTGTTGCTTCCCAAACATCGGTGGTTTCATTCCAACGGATTTGAACATTTGTTGATGATCCGCGCTCAACTTCAATACCAGCATTTTCGGAAGGTGCGCCAGAAGCATTGTTGTTCAAAACAATGATGTTGTCGTTTACAGTCAACGTTTCAGTATTCAAAGTCGTAGTGGTTCCGGAAACTGTAAGGTTTCCTGAAACGGTTACATCATTGAAGGTCACATTACTATCCGTGGCAACAGCCTGACCGATAGCAATTGTTGGTGTTGCGGTCTCACCAGAGTTGTTTGAAAGAGACACACCCGTTCCCGCAACAAGCGAAGCAACATATCCACCAGCGGTGTCTGTACCAAGATCAATGGTGTCGTTAACCCACGCTGATCCGTTCCATTTCAGGAATTGACCGTTAGAAGCGCTAGTAATAGTGACATCGCCAACTTCGTTCAAGGTTGGTGGAGCGTAATAGCCGAGAGAGTTCCACGCAGTTGAACCATTGCCAAGTTTAATCTGTAGGGTGTCAGTTTCAACACCTATTTCACCACCAGAAAGCGTAGGGTTGGCAGATGTCCAGTTCGCTGCTGTGTCTCGTCGCAGTATGATCTTTTTGTACGCCATTACGCGTTTCCTCCGTCAATTTCGTCCAACGGATCTGTACTGATCGTTGAGTTAGATGCTGTCCCTGATTCCCATACTGGTATTGCCGCCACCCGTCGCCATCTGGTTCCGAAGCGTTGAAATACTTTATTACCTGCCGTGAACTGGTCGCCGTTCGCAGGGTTAGATGGAAAGGTAACAGCCATACAGCAATAATACAGTATTATTCTACATCAAAAAGAATGGGTGTATTAAACATATATTTAAAATTATGCTAAGTCGCCTGAGAGCAAAAATAGGTTCGCCCCAATGCAGGTTGCCGTCACCGTGGAGTATCTCACTCGTGTAGTTACTGAGTTGCTTGGGGAAACTACCGATACCGCACCAGAAACGGTGATTGATACCTGACCAGTTCCCTTTTGAACGATGTCAACTTTTTCCCCGATATTCGCATCTGTCCATGTACCCAAGTTGACAGAAACGGCTGAAGAAGAATCAAGGACGACGATGCCCCCAGTATTCGCAGATGTAACCCCATATGTGGTTAGTGAAGAATTGGAAACATTTTGGCGTGGGAACGAATTAACCCAGTTTCCGCTAACCCCGTCAAACCGCAAGGTTTGATTCGTGGCAAGATCCTCATCAATAACAACACCAACGAGTTCTGCCAGTTCAAAGAAAATGGGCTCATCAATTGTTATCTGAATCCATGCAGAACCAAAATATAGGTAAAGATTCAAACCAGAAGTGTCATACCAGAAATCACCTGTGGTTACATCAACGGTAGGAGCCGTATCAGAAGCAGTCATCCGTCGGTAGTTACCCAACGCAGTTTGAATAAATGCTGTTGTCGCAAGTGCCGTCGTATTATTGCCCGCTGTCTGCGTTATGGCAGTTGTACCAGTTGGCAGACTTGGTGTCCCTGAAAAGGTTGGAGAAGCAAGCGGTGCTTTTAGGTCTAAAGCAGTTTGAGTTGCTGTAGAAATTGGCTTGTCTTGGTCAGAAGTATTGTTAACACTTCCAAGACCAACCATCGTAGAATTTATTCCGCTGACAGTACCCGTAAAAGTCGGGGAATTAATATTTGCCTTAAGATCAATAGCAGTCTGTTGAGCGGTAGATACTGGCTTGTTGGCATCCGAAGTGTTGTCAACATTACCAAGCCCAACCATTGACTTGCTGATGCCCGAAACAGTTCCAGTAAAGGTTGGTGCATTAAGCGGAGCCTTTGTATCCAATTGTGTTTGGATTGCGGAGGTTACGCCGTCAACATAATTGAGTTCCGTTGTCGTCAAAGACGCACCGTCAAGAATATTTAACTCTGAAGCGGAAGCGGTTACACCATCAAGAATGTTCAGTTCTGCTGTAGAAAGAGTAGCACCGTCAAGAATGTTAATTTCAGCGGCGGTAGAAGTCACTCCAGTCAGATCAGTCGGTGCGATAGAGATATTTGCTGAACCGTTGAAAGACTGACCTGCGATATTCCTAGCAGTAGCAAGCGTGGTTGCAGTAGATGCATTCCCTGTCAAAGCAGCACTGATTGTTCCAGCAGTAAAGTTACCAGATGCATCACGGGCGACAATTGCATTAGCCGTATTTGCGTCAGTTGCTGTTGTTGCAGAGTTTGAAACTTTGCCAGCCGTAGCGATAGTCGCAAGTTTTGTATCAACAATCGCTGCTGATTCACTGATCTTTGCATTGGTTATAGCAAGATCATTAATTTTTCCGACAGTAACAGCAAGATCGTTGATTTTTGCTGTTGTTACACCACTATCCGCAATCATGGCGGTTGCTACTGTTCCGGTGTCAGATGTTGAAACTACATTCCCGTATGTGGTTCCGTCGTTTGTTACTTCCCACTTATCGTTTGTTTCATTCCAGCGCACAGACACATTTGCGGAAGTTCCGC